GTGTTAAAAATCGTTTAACTTTTAAATTTACCAATGTATCATCTATATCGTCACTCATATATTATATAGATTATAAATTAATTTTTACGTCCAAACATCCATAAATATATCAAGACATTAAACATTTGTTTTGCAACAATTTCGCATATTATTCCAGCATTTTAAATCAGTATGTTTTGGTAATTGTACTTTCTTATATGGACCAATCCATCTAGGTGGAAAATATGGATTTTGACTCATATATAACATAGGGTTTGTTAATTCACATAAATAAGTGGCCTTATCACCACAATTATCCGATGTTGCATATAATAGACCTTTGTTTTTATCAAATAAGGAAGAGTCTTTGTCTATTTCTTTTTGAGGAACAGTTTTAAATGCATCTAATAATGCATTTTTTTGAATTTTCTTTCGTAAATCATCATCACATAACACTCTTTGGGGGATTGAAAAATTTGTTCTGTAATTTTCTTCTGTGATATAATTTTTAAAAGAATCTTTTAAATTATCTAGAAAATTCATATAAACATCTTCTTTTGTGCTGTATGGTAAACGTTTAGATTCATAATTGGCAAAAGATTCAATGTATTGACTAGATAAAATATAAACTAATACAAATATAATAATAATTATGTATATCATCACTAATATATACACGGAAAATAAATTTAAAAATAATATTATTCAGATTTAAAATGAAGTATGTATGTGATATATGTGAAAATGACCCTACTAGTCATTCATTAAAATATATGGGAGAATATGACAATATGTCATATTATTATACATGCCCTGCAAAAGCAACAAAATATAATGATGTAAATGGAATCATATCACATTATGATGGTGTATTATCTGAAAATCAAAATCAATGGATATGGATATTTGATTGCAATCATTTTTCCATGAAACATTTAATGGAAATAAATGTTGGTATACAATTAGCAAAATTAATTACAAATAAATTTAGTCATAATCTTGTAAAAATTATAATAGTCAATCCTACATGGCATATAAAAATAGTACTTAATACAGTATATCCATTTTTAAATAATCACATTAAATCAATTATAACATATTTATATCATAATAATGATACATAGTTAAATTAGTTAATCAAAAACTGAATTTATTTATAATATATTTATTTTTGGATAAATATGTTAAATCAAATCAATCGTGGATATTTAAAGTTAATTATTGGGCCTATGTTTAGTTCCAAGAGTTCTACACTTTTATCTGATATTAACAGGCTAAAATATATTACTGACAAAATCTTGGTAGTTAATAGTATTCTTGATAAAGAACGACATTTAGATATGGAAATAAATGAGAGAGGATTGGGTGTTATGAAAACACATGACAATAAAACATTTCCTGCTTTAATGATTAAAAATTTGAGCGAATTAAAGACTAACAACTTTTTTAATGTAAAATATAATTATGCTGATATCATCATTATCGACGAAGGACAGTTTTATGAAGATTTATATGAATTTATTCACAATGCATTATATAATGCAAACGGTAAAATGTTTATTGTAGCCGGATTATCATCTGATTTTAATATGCAACCTATTGGTGATATTATAAAATTAGTTCCTTTAGCAGATGATATTATTAAACTATCCGCATTATGTGTTTATTGTAAAGATGGTACTCATGCTAGTTTTACTAAACTAATTAAATTAGACGTAAATAACAATATAACAAATGTAATTGTTGGGGCAAAGGAATCATATTCTCCTTGTTGTAGAACCCATTTCTTTTCTTAATTATTTTTACTTTTTACCTACTTGCTTTTCTTGCATTTGACAGACTTGTCTTTTTACTTTTCTTGCTTTTCTTACTTTTCTTAGGTTTAACAGACTTGCTTTTCTTACTTTTTTTACGTTTAACAGACTGGTTTTTTTTACTTTTCTTACGTTTGACAAACTTGCTTTTTTTACTTTTCTTACGTTTGACAGACTTGCTTTTTTTACTTTTCTTACGTTTAACAGACTTGCTTTTTTTACTTTTCTTACGTTTGACAGACTTGCTTTTTTTACTTTTCTTACGTTTGACAGACTTGCTTTTTTTACTTTTCTTACGTTTGATAGAGTTGCTTTTTTTACTTTTTTTACGTTTAACAGATTTGCTTTTTTTACTTTTTTTACGTTTAACAGACTTGCTTTTTTTACTTTTTTTACGTTTAACAGACTTGCTTTTTTTACTTTTTTTACGTTTGACAGACTTGCTTTCTTTACTTTTTTTACGTTTAACAGTCTTGCTTTTTTTACTTTTTTTACGTTTGACAGACTTGCTTTTTTTACTTTTCTTGCTTTTCTTACTTTTTTTGGATTTGTTGTTTTGTTTAGTAATTGTTTCTATTTCACTTTTGAATGTATGTTTGCCTTTTATTCCATGTTGTATGGTGACAGATTGTTGTCCTGAATAAAATTGTAGGTTTGTATCATTATTTAAATCACCAGTATAGTCTATAATAATATCTGCACTTAATGGTTTTTGAGTATTTAAAAAAACAAAAAATAACATTTGTAATTGTGTATCTATATCAAATAATTTAACATGTAAATTTTCATTATTATTTGATTTAATTGTGTAATTATTACCAATTTTGAATTTCATGTTTTATATATAATAAATCAATAAATTAATATAAATAAATACATAAATATAAATATAAATATAAAGATGAAGCAATCACAATAAATTAATTGTGTATTTGTAGATAATTTTTTTATAAATATATATATATATATAAAAGTATGAGATTAAGAAGGTTTAGTAGTCCTGATAAGAGATATCGTTCTCCGCATTTTAAGACAACTAAGCGTCCATTTAGTCCATCGCCAAAGAGAAGTGATTATGAAAAGGTCGCACAAACAAAGCCAAGTAGTGAGAGATGTATCTATATTGATCCGGTTACAAATAAACGTTGCAAGTTATCAATAGGTATTTATCCTAAATATTGTCATATTCATACAACACTTATTGAGAATTTATATGTGGCTACATCTAATATTCCCAACGGTGGAAATGGACTATTTGCTGGCCCGTTAGGATTTAAGAAGAATGATATTATTGGAGAATATTCTCAGCCCTGGATGGAAGTAAAAAGTGGACGTTTAGATGTAAGAAATGGGAAAGGAAAGGATACAAATTATTCATACGTATTTTGTGATGAACAAAAGCGTGGTCAGAAGGAAAAAGATGTACAATGTTGGGATGGTTTAGATAAAAATAGTACTATTGTTCGAAATGCGAATGACGCTCATGGTTCAAAATTTAGAAACAATGCATATTTTGATACTCGTAAAGGAAAAGATGGTAAAACACATGTATATATGATTGCTTCAAGAAATATCTCTCCTTTACGTGAAGTGTTATGCGACTATGGAGAGTCGTATTTTGTCTAAGAAATAACTTTAAATTATAGTTTAAAAATTTTACATTCAAAATAAAATGAAAAATTTTAAATAAAATAACAAGAAAAATGTTCATTAACAGAACATTTAGATAATTTAGATATAATTTAGATAATTTGAACAAGTTAAATGATATACTGTCAAATTTACCAGTTTACAAAATAGTAGATGGAGTATTAGTACAATTATGGCCATATATTTATGTAATTATTGTTATTGTAGTACTTATATTATTATATAATTAGTGTAATGATTACAATAAACAATAAACAATTGTCTAGAAATTAATTATTTATTTAAAAAACGTAACAATCCAAAAATCAGATGTTAAATCTTTATTAAGAATATAGTCATATGGAAGAGTAAAGAATCCTTTGTTTCCCCAGTCATTTCCCCAAGAATTAGCTAATGTGAAAATACGTTGCTGGTCATTATATCCAATAATAGCAACGCAGTGTCCTCCTAGATTGGCTTCTTTTTGTTGGTTAGGCATTGAAACTATACCTGTTTTCTTTGTTCTGTCAGAATTAAATGATGTATATATTTGAATACCGCATATAACAGGAAATCCTCCAAAAAGTGCTTGTTTAATGTTTACTATATTTTGAGGAATTCGAATGTATTTAAAATTGGGGATATGATGGGTTGCTGCTTTAATTGCACCTTCGGGTGGTTTTTCAGTAAATCTTTTAATATCATATCCCCAATTATTTTCACTACAGGCTCCATATTTTTGTACAGATTTAAGTCCTCCTCGAATGCTAATTCCAGTGTCTTCATTTAATGGAGAACCATCAACTAATCTAGAAAAATAATAAATAAAGAGTCTGGATGGTTGAAAATCTTGTGAAGCATTTAGTTTTTTTAAACAAAATCTGAGTGAATTGCTTATTTGAGTGGGTCCACATGAGCCTAAACTGCCTTGATCTAAAACAGGAGGTACTGAGCCAGTTCTTCGTAAATCGTAATTAGGCGGTAATTTAACATTGTCAACTCCAAGTTTTTCAGAACGAAACATAATATCACGACTGTCTGGTGTATCCTTTTTAAGATTAAAAATCTTTCGATTAATGTCTGACATTTTTATTTTATAATATAAATCAATAAATAAATAATAATATAATAATAAAAGAATTTAAAAATTAAAATCTATACTTAACATATAAAATATAAATGGGATTTTACTATTCTTCTAAGAACGGATTTACATCTACGTTGGAGTTTCCACCTGTTATGATTAAGACAAATAACGAATATATAGCCACTCGTGCTGCAATTACAATTCAGCGTTGGTGGCGTAATCTTAAAAGTAATGATACAGATATTGATGTGGAAGTTGCTTCTATTGAAAGAAAATATGATGGTGATTCTGAAGAATCATATGATGATTCTACTTCAGAAAAGGAAGTTCAGACTGTAAATGACAATAATTTCTTATGGGATTTATTAATGTCAATGTATGTTTTAGCTTGGAAGACATTAAGATTATTTATATAATCTTTAAAATAAATTGAATTAAATTGAATTAAATAAATATCTTAATAAGCGAATTAAGATGTCCAAATACGATAAGTACGTTGATGAAATTATTAATATAATGTTTGGCAATGGAGATTTCTCATATGATAGAATTGTTTTCAAGGATAAAGGATATAAGATTGGTGAGGAAATTTATAAAATAGGTGGTTATAAGGGATTATTTATTGTAATGGATATTCTTGTAGAAAAATTAAAAGAGTCTGATTATTCTAATAAGTATTTAGGAGATTTAAGAGAATTAGAATGTAGTTGGTCAGGAATTTGTGAGGAATTTCAAGCATAAATGAGTAATTAAAAATTGAAAAAAAATAAATAAAATAACTTTATGTACAAGTTAAAATATGCGTTTTAGTTTTGAAAAAGTGAATCATTTGCGGGCAGCGGTGTTTAAAGGAGTATTAGGGACTGGTGGATTTGCAACAGTTAAATTATTTCAATGTAAAGAAAATCATAATAATACGAGTGAATGTAATAAATTATTTGTTATAAAAGAATTAAATGTGAGTTTTGAGTATTGCTGGAATAAACAAGATATAATAAAAAAGTATGAATTTTTAAAAAAAATGTTGCGACATGAATATAATATTGGATTAAAGTTGACCCATCCAAATATTATAAAAACGATTGATATTGATATTGAGCGTAATTATATTATGTTAGAACATATCACTGGAATTGATATGTTTGATTATTTATATAAAAATTGTCAAGAAGTTGTAAATTCAAATGATAAGGAAATTGCGTGTACTTATACTTTTTTATTAAAGAAATTCTATGATGTATTAAGTGCCTTAGAGTATATGCATGATATAGGTATTGCGCATAGAGATATAAAACTCGAAAATATTTTGTTGGATACAGTAAATAATACTGTGAAATTAATTGATTTTGGTCAATCATTTGAATTTAAAAGAGATAACTCATATATTTATTCTGGAGATGTATGTGGAACAGATGGGTATTTTCCTCCCGAATATCATAACCGTTCGGCATATATGCCTGATAAAGCGGATGTATGGTCTTGTGGAGTAGTAATTTATAATTTAGTATATGATTGTATGCCATGGGAGTGTGCTAATCCTAATACTGATGATTTATTTGCCAAGTGTTATCATTATTTTGTATTGAATCAATTGGAGTCATCTACATTTGATTCAAAAAATTACAAGATAAGAGCAAATGAAAATGATATTAAAATTTTAAATGATATTTTTAAATGTGTATTTGATTTAAATCCATTAAAACGTATTACGATAAGTGAATTAAAAGATAAACTTGGACAATTAAGTTTCTTGATTCATATTGGGTAAAGTGAGGTCGCTTCGCTCCCAGGGGTTGGCGCGGGAATAGCATTTTTTTA